CTAGAAATTTCTAATGATTAGTTCGCCTGCCTGTTTTTTATTGTCCCCTAAAGAATATTTCAGACTCACAGTGTCTATCTGTAGCCCCTTAAATATCTCTCGCATCTCTGGGATATCATTGACCGAAATAATCATACTTCCCTGAATAGAACGGGCTAACTGGGCCATATGAACATACTGCTCCAGACCGAACTCAACTCCATAGCCGCATGTCTGCCAGTAAGGGGGATCTAGATAAAATAATGTATGTGGCCGGGCATATTTCTCAATGCAAGCAGCCCAGCCAAGGTGCTCTATCATTGTCCGGGATAACCTTAAATGCGCGGCTGATAATGTTTCCTCCAGACGCAATAGGTTTAGTCCAACAGGGCTGGTAGTAGAAGTGCCGAACGTCTGACCATCAACCTTACCGCCGAATGCTGTGGTTTGCAGATAGTAAAATCGTGCCGCTCTTTGAATATCTGTCAGCACCTCAGCAGGCGTGGCTTTAGTCCACTCAAAGACCTGACGACTAGTTAAAGCCCATTTAAACTGTCTAACAAACTCTTCCAGGTGGTTTTTAATAACTCGATAGAGGTTGATTAACTCGCCATTAACATCGTTTATCACCTCCACTTTTGATGTCTCTTTTAGAAAATAGAGTGCTGCACCACCACAGAATGGCTCGACATAGCATTTATGCTCGGGAAATAGCGGTAAAATGTGTTTAGCTAATCGACGCTTACCGCCAACCCACGGAATAATTGGGCTACTCATTGGGTATACTCCTTACTTTATGATCGATAAGACAGATCAGTTATTGATAATTGATCGATATAACCGATCAAAATAAATTGAGTACTAAAAAAGCCGCATACGCAGCTCTTTTAGAGGTGATTGTATTTATTCTAAATATTAATCAAGTAACTCCGGCCAAATAACATCTGGTGCAGTTGCTACATCTAATTGCTTGAGAGCAATAACGTATTTTTTCAGTTTGATTAAATGCGTAGTATTTTCATCATCAATAATTCCCAGCATCAGATCAGTTTGCAGCGCGGTAAGCTCGTCCTGTACTAACCAGATTTTGTGACTCCGCTCCCTTTCAGCGTCTGCTACCTGCATTTCTTGCAACCAAAGGGGATTTACAACAATGGCATCATGGGTTTTATTGAACTGCCAAGCCTCGATAAAATGCTGGTCAGGCAGCTCTTCACGCAAGATTTTCAACCAAGGCCCATCATGGGTAAATGCATCTAAATATTTTTGCGCAGCGAAATTGACCACCGTCATTCCCCGCCCACTTTTGTTTTCAAACACCACAACATAGGTGTTTTCGTATGCTTCGTTGTCTGACAGCGCTTGATCAATAAATTGTTCCATCTTTTATTCCTTACGGGCCAACAACGATGACATAAAATTCCGCCCAGTCAGTCCAGTCATAACTTACACCGCCATCGCGGGCGTTCTGGATGCTGAATGAGTTTGGTGTTCGGTTCCAAATGTTTGCTGAGTGAGCATTCGCTGCTGCGCCTTGTGAACCGCCATTAATCCCAACCGTTACCGCATACGCGCCGTTTGACGTTGACATGGTGAAGTTATAGCCGCCAACGTTGGTACGGTTTATCGCGGAAAAGCCGAATGAGTGGATGATTGTGCCGTTTCCTTGCACTGCCGCCCATGCCCTGACTCGGTGCTCTGTGCGGTTAGCCAGGTAGGTAGATAGGTGACCGCCCCATACAGTGCCGTAGACGTTACCGTTAGCCTCCAGCCAGGCGGCAGTATTACCTGCATAAACAGTACCTTCAGCTATAACTCCTGAGCCTTTTAAATTCCCCGTAGCATTCAGTGACCTGGGAATTAATACATCACCCGTGGTTCTATTGATAAGAAGAGTCACCCCTAATGCATCAGTCACAACTCTAAAATTCCCGCCTGAATCAATATCAATAAAAGCCGCAACTTTATCGGCTTTATCGAATAAGTTAATCTGTCCCCCCTCAGTGGGTGTGCTGCCCGTAGGGTGAACGTCCAGATTCTTTACACCAAGGTTGCCCGCTAATTGAATATTGGTATCAGTGGTATTAATGAAAGGCAGGGTAATATCTTTAGAACCATCAAAATCGACACCGCTTATCTTCCTGGCAATCGCTAGTTTTTCCGCTGCTTTAGCGGTGCCACCGACTGGCAGTGCGGCCTCAATCGCGGCCTTTACCGCCTTTGGTGTAGCCGCTAACGTTTCGCTGGTACTATTAGTTAAGCTGCTTAACTGAACAATCCCTTTTTGCAGGGTAGAGGCAACAGGTAAATCAGGCGAGCGAGTACTAATAAGGTTTAATATTGCCAGTAGTAATTGATTGGTTTTATTTTCATCTATTTCAATAGCTGCTTCAGTTAATACAGATATTAATTCTTGCTGGGTATTTCTAATACTGCCTTGAGCGTTGTTCAGCCACTCAGCTGAAACAATCGTCCCTTGCTCACCCGTGGCTGGATTGCCATCATGAAATGATTTATCGGGGGTATTAATTGGCGGCATGATATTTTTCATTATCAGCTCTCCTGGTACGTGAAATAACAAAAGGTATGGGCGGGCTTAAGGTTGTTAAAGACGGTTTCAAGCACGGTGTCTGAGAAGGACGATAAGCGCTCACCCGCTGCCGATATGCCCGCCCTGAATCGGAATGTTTGAGTTTTGGAACCAAACACATTGACCCGCCAGACCCAGATAACATCGGGTACGCTGATCACATCACCCGCCCGATTGACACCGGCTCTGAAGGGCTCCAGTTCATCGATGGTTATCCGATATCCCGCGCTAGCGGCAATGCGCTTAAAATAGGGAATACTGAGCCCGCCCGACTCTGACAATTTGATTAGAACCACTTGTAAGCGTTGCTGATAACTAGCCTCTGGCTCAGCGGTAATCTCCAGAACGCGCTCCCAATCGGTCAGCAGGTTATTAGCGTAAAAGGGAGTGACGCCCCCCAGAACGGCATTGGCCAGAATAGACGCCGAATCAAGTGCGTTACCTTCAGCCTGAATTTCAGCATTGATTTTTGGCTGCTGCGTGTCATACGCGATGGGCGGTAATAGCAGGCCCAGTAGGGTTGAGAATGTCATAGTAAGGACACCGTGATAGCGCCAACCCGCAACCACTCAACAACAGCGTCATCGACTTGCGGGACAACATTATTAGCTGGCGTGATGATTTGTCGGTCAGTGACACCGGTAATAAGAGAAACCAACATTTCAGCCTGACTGCGAATAAATGTTTCACCGGGTATCAGGCGGTTTATATAATTATTGAGTGTTTCTTTAATTAACGCGGTGGCAATATCTAAAGTAATGCCGCTTAAAGTCACTTTTAGATCAATATCAAATGTCTTAATTGTCGGAGACATCACGAGTGAACTTTTCGCGGTCACTGGGCGAACATCATCAATGTGAGCTTGTGTTGCGGCAATAATGGCTTCTGAGGGTAAGCCATCAGCTGAGGTGATAACAATATCAACCGTCCCCAGTCCACGCCGTAACGGATAGACATACGCCGCTGTTACGCCGGGGATTTCCAGCGCCCAGCGTTTGTAGTCATATTTATTACCACCTGCTGGCGGGCGACGGATGATATCCAGCAGACGGGCCAGCAGGTCTTCCGGGCTTTCCTGGTCAGTGCCCCCGCGCATGATGCTAATAATGACCGTTGTGTCTACACCATCCGGCGTTGACGACAATGTACCAGACATTACCTGCGCCGTGTTTCCGGCTGCGCCTGCAATAGTGGCCTGCGCGGTCACCGTTAACTTGCCATCAAGTCCGATAGTTGCTGGCTCTGTGGTCACAAATGAGAGGGAATCTCGGGTAACGGTGAGCCCGCTGGCTACCGTTGCATTCGGCTCCCCTGTCAGGTCAATGGTGCCAGTTGCGGTATTGGCGGGTTTGCGGACGATGCCCCGCGTACGGCAATGCAACTCAAGAAATTCAATATCGGCGGTATCGGGAAATATCTGGCGGACAATCCAACCCTGATCCTGATAAATACCACCGGCACAACTGGCGACAGATGAAGCCCGAATAAAGTAATCACTGTCCGGGGAAATATCGGCATCGGGTAATAAGTTGCGGATATCCCGCAGGATCGTATCGCGAATGGCCTCAACAGTCGGTGTTATATGGGGCATCAGGCGACCCTCACTGGATGGCTAAACGTTTGAGATTGATTCGGGGCAGTTTCAACAACTATATGCAGCAATAACCAGCCGGGCTTCATTCGGGATGAGGTGACGGTGATCGCCATCGCTCGGCCATCATCAATCAAACTTTGTAATGCCTGCTCGCAATATTGGCGGGCTAAGGTATACACCCGAGAGATATCTTTCTCGCGGGCCAGTTCATGTAGTCGTGAGCCCAGCGTGGCATCTGCCCACCAAGAGCCCAGTGGAACCATCAGGCGCAGATAGACGGCATTGGCCAGCGTACTGATGCTTTCGCCAGTGTAGTCTCGGGTTGAAGGGTCAATTAGCATGTCCATGCCGCCACTATGGCGGCACAGCGCAAGAAAATTCAGGTGAAGAGGTTCAGTGGGTTAGGCTTTGGCATCCGAGGTATTGCCGCTCATGCTGTCGATATGATGATGCCCGGTCAACGATATTGCACCGGCTTTGACATCCCCCTCAGTGGTGTAGTTGCCACCCGTTTGCTCGATATTACCCTCAAAGGTGGCTCCAGTGCCACCTTGGATAGCCATACCACCATTACCGGTGATTTTATTTTGGGCGGTCACCTGCTCACTGGCGGTCACCATTGGGGTATTAAAATCGGCTTTTTCCTCCGCGTTGACCTCGTATTGTTTGCACGTCACGCGATAGGTATCGCATTCAACATCGATGATGCGACCCCGCTTGAGAACAATTTTAGCCCCTTCATCGGTATACAGTGCGACTTCACCAGACTCAAGTCCGGTCAACCGGTAAGCGGCGTTTTCAGTAGCAATAATCACGCCGTGTGAGGTTTTCCCCCCGAGCGGCAATATAACCGCCATGGTGCCGGGGAGCGGGTTGGAGGTGAAACCATAATGCTGGAACAATTCATTGTCCTGAATTTGTTCGCCAGCCAGCCCACGCGCCTGCACGGTTTGTACCTGTCCGGCGCTATTAACCCGTGTTAATACGGCTCTAAATGCTTTTCGAATACGGTTTAATGCCGCATTAATTCGACCATCCACGTTATTCCACATCGACTATCCCCAGTTCTTTGTCCTTCTTACCCTTTCTCTTCCGGCCCTTTTTCTTTTTCGGGAAAGCGTCCGGTATCCAGATGCCATCCTCTTTTAAGCGTAAAGTGGTGGTTTCGCCCTCGGTACGACCTCCCACGAATTCACGGCCCATCAAAAAGAATATCCCATCAATGGCATGGGGTTCACTGCGGACATGAATACGCTGGCCGGGCTCCCACAATATGCCCTCAGACGTTCGATGACCCGCGACCACTGCCGTTAAGCTGTATCCCGCCAAACGAGCATCCGCCATCGCTTTACGCCCGCGATAACGTACCTGATCCAGATTGTCAGCATCACCGACGACCATGATTTGCGGGCGATAATACGGTACGGTGGGGTCTTTGATGACGGTTTTCAGCCCATGCGTGCCGGTTTCAGCGGTGCCAATATCCTGACCAAGGTCATCATCTGAGCTATCATCGGCCTCGCTGGCCATCGAGGTGCTATCAACATCAACAATGCCCAGTTCGGCGGATGACTTAGACCCTTGGCCATGCCCCTGAGCCAATACGGTGAGCTCCGAGAAAGAGCCATTGATTGATGAGGTCTCATTGAGTGAAAGCACATTATTACCCTCACCATTGAATTGCATTATCAGCGTGGCCACTGGGGGCGTGGTGTAATCCGGGCCACCGATGACTAACGTGCCGTCGGGCTCGAACCATGGCCATAACCCCCGGCCCGCAGCAGCCCGTACTAATGCATCCCAGGCGCGTTCGCCTGGCTCAATGCTCACTTTGTCGTTACGGATAGCACTCTGTGCATTAATTCGAATCTTCGTGATACCCAACGGGCGGACGATTTTGGCAATCACCTCTTCCAACCCAAGTTGGCGGGAAGTAAAGATAGGGGCAGCACAATCCACGAGAATGGCCGCACCGTCACGACCCGACAACGATAGCGTGTATTGCTTACGTGAAATATTGCGTTGAATATTGTCAACACGGCCTACCATGACCGTATCGGCTCCGACCTTGACCTGCACGGGGACGCCGCGCGTAATAGCGGGTGGAAAGACACCATCGGGCAGACCCAGCGAAACGCTCCAGGCATCGGCGGGGATCAAGAAGTCAGAATCAATCTGGTAACGGCTCCAAGCGCTGTGGACTTTGCCGTTAATCAGAATGCTGACGCGGTTGTCTTGGTCTTTGTCAGATGGCGTAGGCATAAAGCACATCCCCCGGTTTGAGGTCATTCGGATTGCGTAACTGAGGATTGAGGCGCTGTAACTCAGCGGCACGTCGATAGTCGCCGTACCAGCGATGAGCCACCAAGTGCAGATTACTGACGCCCTCAACCTGACGCTGGATGAGCGGCGGGCGCGTGGTCATGATATTGGCCGCTAATTGCTGCACGGCCAGCGCAATATCTTTTAACCCATCAACAACAGGTTGCCAGGCGATACCCAATGCGGTGGGACTTGAGCTAATTTCTTGCGTGGCATCGGCGTACTGGGCGCGATGCTGGTCAATCGCCGTCTGGATAAACTCTCGGGTATCGTTAGCAATACGTTCGATTTCAATAGGGGAAAGCAGACTGTTAATCTCGTCGTCACTGAAGATATCAGCGGCGTCTTGCGCCAGCTCTCCCGCAACAACGATTGTCACCATGGCAATCAACTCAGCAATGTCGGCTACCGATGTGCCAGCGGGCATCTCGACAGGGGCGGTCTTTTCACCGGATACCAGCGCGGCGGGCATATCCGCAATGGCCGTCAACTGCCGGTGGGATTCGCCCCAGTCAGACATCGTGGCGTTAGTCTGGCTGATGGCGCTGGCAGCTGAAACACCGCTTCCGGCACTTGCACCACTGGAGGTGGTATTGATTGACGTCAGGCTGACCGCACTTTGTAAGTCACTCATAAACGCGCCAGGGTATTGCACAAAGTCGGTGGTATTCCCCACAAAACCGGTTATCTCGGAGCGGAAGATAATCAGCATATTTAAGGCTGTAGACGCCAGCGCCTTGGATTTTGACATCAGCTTTTTGGCATCACGCAGCGGAGCCATGGCATTGTCCATCAGGCTTTGCTCGGCATCCATCAGCGACTGTACCTGGTTAAAAATGACATCAGCCTGGGCGGTGGGATAGTCCTGAGTGAAGAACGGATTACCGGTTTTTGACTCAAGGAAAACCAGCTCCACGGAGCAATAGTCGACGTTCTCGGCATCGTGACCGATTTGGCACTCGATGATTTGCATATTCGGCATCGAGCCGTAAATGGGGTGGATCAACTCACCTGCACCGCGCTTATCCAGCTCTGCAATAAAGGATTGCAACCGACTATCGTAGTCATCCCCCCAAAACAGCGCAGATAAACGAATGTTACGGGCTTTGCGGCCCATGTCCTGAACATCCGCCCCATCAATGTAGGGGTACTCATGCTGTGCAATATCACGGCTCCAGCTGTCGCGAGTATTGATCACATCAAATTTCACGCCGCGAAATGAGGCGTCTAACATGCTATCTGACCAACTCATTGAGGGCTCCCTGTTGGGCCACGCACGGCCTGAGTCCCATTAACATCATTGACGACTTCCGCCAGCACGCGGCCATCGACCTCTAATTTAGTGGTGACTTGAATGGGCTGATTCTTTTGCCCCTGCTGGCCAGAGGAAAGATAAGACGGCACACCAAAGCCCGCGAGGTTATTGGCGGAGGTCGTAAAGGGATTGGCATCGCCCGTCGTAATATTGGAAGGGACGGAGATAGACGAGCCTTTTTTACTGAATCTGTCTTTAACAACAGTCCAGGCTAAATCTACAAAGGAATAACCCGAGGTACCTGTTGATATAGCATCGACTTTGCCAGCCATATCTTTTTTGGCAAAATCTTCACGTAATGAATCACGAACGGAGGAAATCGCGACGGAGCCTGCGGTGATATACAGCGCCGAAACAGCCATTCCGCTGCCCGCTATTTTACCGAGTGTGCCGGGGCCGCTAATGCCACCGCCGCCAGATGGGCCAGCACCGCCGCCCATACCGCCCATGAGGAATCGAAGCCCCGCAAACGCCGCAGCCGCAGCGCCCATCGCCTTAATACCATCTGTCGCACCGACAACGGCGGTAGTGAGCCCAGGATATTCACGGGAATATTCTGTTAAATTTTTAGATAATGTACCTAGTACATCTGAAAGCGGCTTGATTGCATCCATTTCACCAAAATCCTTTTGGTTCAATAGTTGCTCCGTTTTAAAATCATTGGTATCTGATATTACGGCATAATTGATATCGCCAGCATATTGGCCAGGCTTTAATTCGCGTTGCTCATTACTCTTTTTAATAACACCTTGGACATATTCTTTATTTCCACGATATCCCAATAGTCCCATTAATGCTTCGCGGTCAGCGATGATAGAGCCGATTGCTGAACCCTCAAGCACCTTCGCCATAGATTCAATTACTTGTTTACGCTCTTCACCTTTCGCGGTTTTTAATTTGGCTTCTAACTTCTGATAAGCTGGGTCATTACCGACAACTTTATCGACAATCCCCATAAAAGCATCAATTTGATTAATTCCTTTACCTTTGGCTGCTGCAATACTCCCAGGTAAATCGATACCTTTGCCGTTGTATTTTATTCTTGCAGCTGAGTTGGCCGCATCCCTACTACTGATTTTGGCTAGTAAGTTTGCTACATTATTACCAGCCTGATCACTCGTCCCTGCTGTGATTGCAGCCCCTTGGTTAACACCAATCAAAGTGGCAAAATCGTCGAGCCCGCTCATCCCCAAATTACTGGCAGAAGCCAATTGTTGTGGTAACCATTTAGCCATATCAGCTAATTCGAAAGAACCTTCTTGGCCACCAACAATAGCCATGTTAAGTGCTTTCTCTATATCTTGGTCTTTAATGCCAAATGTCTGTTTTAAGCGGATAGCAATATTTGCTAGGTCACGTGGATCTGCACCGGTAGATGTGGCGTATTTTTGCAAAATTGGTAGCAAGGTTTCAGCTGAATCCATACTGACAGCGCCAGAAGCAAGCATAGCATCAAGGGTGTCAGCCGCAGACTCTTTAGTGCCGCCACCTATTGACACCGCATTACGTACCAACCCAGTAAGATGCTGCTTACCCGCCTGACGGCCTGAAATTCCTTCTTCCGCATAAGCGGTATTTGTCATCATGGCCATGCGGCGATCGTAACCCATCTGGTTACGAACGGGTTGAGCCAGCGCCGCACTGGCAGCAGCAACACCACCGACCACAGCCGCCGCCCCTGAGCCCAGCACTCTGGCACGTTGCAACCCTGTCATGCTGTGGTTCGCGCCATTCAATTCATTTTTTAATCGACTGACTTTATCGGTCATGGCACTGAATGCGCGGGCCTGCTCATTGGCAGACATCACACCGCTGCGGGTCAGGCGATTATAGGCTGCTTGAGTTTGCTGAATTTCGCGCTGAATATCCTGCTCAGAACGCACACCCAATGTAGAGCGAGCAGTGGCCTGGCGTTTAAGTTCAGCCTGTAGACTACGGGAGGCTTTAATCCCCTTTTCAGCACTCTTTGAATCGGTATCACCCAATTTTTCAGAGGCTTTTGCGGCGTCGGTGGTTTGTTTTACGGTATCTTGTAGGGTCTTTTTGAGTACTTTAGAGGCGTTATCGCGGGCGAATAACGTCAACGCCAGATTGAGTCCACGTGACATTTATCGTCCCCGCTTTTGTCGTTTGGATTTAACGCGCCGGGAGGTGGTGGTCTTGTTATTTCCGGCTGACGGTTTCTTACCATTCAGCCGGGTTAACGCATCCAGATAACCATCCAACTCCGTGTGGGTCATGGCGCTTATTTGTTGTTCACTGACTCCGCATCTGCCGAGGGCGAGGGTGACAAGTCGGTATCCGGCAAGGAGCTCTTCACGGGCAACCGCTTTTTTTTAATGGCGGCAATATGAGCATCAATAATATCGAAATCATCATCGGTTAATTCATTCAATAATAATTCCGTGGTGATATCTTCTTTAGCCAGATTACCCAGGCTAATTAATGCTGACGCAATAAGTGCGACCTTATAATAAAGCTGCGCTGCCGGGCCATCCGTCGTACCTTGGGACTCCTGCGTATCAGTTAACGCAGTAATGGTGTCTTTCACTACCGGCATTCGAATGGAGAATTCGCGGTGAATAACATCACCCACCGCGACCCCGTAAACTAAAAAACCTTGTTCCGTCATTATTCAATCACCTCACGCAACGCACTCATTGTGATGTCAATCTTAGCTTCGTTATCCACCGTATATTTAGTGCCGGTTTCGGTGGTGAAACAGTCGATGTAACTGATACGCTTGCCGCCACTGCCAGACAATGGGTATTGCGTCACTTTGGCGTTTTCAATGCCCGCCCAGTCAATGTCGCCATCCAGCGGCACAACAGCGGAAAGGGTGAGTTTGTATTCTGCAATGCCCCGGCTAAAACCTTTGGCTCGTCCGGTTTTGTTCATGGTTTTAACCAGCTTACGGCCCGTGGTGATATCAACTGACAGGTCGGTGACTTCAATTTCCCGACCGTCAATTTCCAGCACGATTGAGCCAATATATTCTTCTGCTGCCATGGTGGTGGCTCCTTACAGTAAGAGGTCAATACGGCCAGCAAACACATGCAGGCCATTGACAATATCAACGGGAATGGCGGCATTGAGCCGGTTCACATCCTCAGAATCCCGCTCAACAATCAGAGCGGATTGGTTCGCGCTAACCTCTTCAACGATTTCCAGTTCTTCGAGTTTAAGCAGCACATCGAGTAACTCACTGCGCACTTTCGGCCCCGTTCTGGTGTTTAACTTATCGCGCGGGAAACGCAGCTCGATACGCTCACGGCAGGCTTTACGCACATAATCGAGGGTGCGGATGGTGGTGATATCCAACAAGGACACATCCGGCGTTCCGGCAAGGCTCTTGGTGTAAGTACTGATAGCGCGGACGATTTGCACGGTGTTACCCGCACCAACCTCAAAGGGTGTCAGCCCATTGTGCAGGGCATTTTCCTGCTCATTGCGCCCAGGGCGGTCAGCCAGTGCAGTCACATCTAGGCTGCTCATGACCAGCGTATTGAGTGGCCGCGCGGGGTCTTCTTCGCTGGCAATCACCGCCGCGTAAGCCGCCGCAATCTGTCCCGGCAATTTCACCGAGCCGTTATGCCAGCCGATGGTGATACGACCTTCATTAATATCCCCGCTTAATGTCGTGCCGGTAGACAGCGACTTAGGCCAGCCCGCAACACCAATAGCCCCACGCTGTTCCATTGGCCCGCCGACCTCATCCAGATGCTGGCGTAACGCGGTTAACGCCTCCGTGGTGGAGTACGGGCAGACAATGATGTTATGACCCGCCGCAAAGACTGCGGCCAGCGCTGGCGCGATATCGGGGTCAATTTCCCCACCGGACATGGCAACAACCGCCGTCGTGACGCCGCCTGCGGTTGATTGAGCCCGTAACTTGATATCGTTACCCAGCGCACCTTTATGATGACAGGTCAGCGTGATAACGCCTTCTGCTGCCGCTGCGCTCACCGGTAATGCAGTCAGACTGGCCATGGCCGCAATCAGATTGCTGGCAATCTCGGTCGGGGTATCTGTCGCGGCCACCGCCGCATTGATACGGATATCCCCCACCCATAGGCTGACCACGCCGCTGGTTGAGGCTGTACCGGTCAGGGTCAATGTGCCTGTGGCCTCAACACCCGCCGCGTCATCCGGCACCCCGAGCATCTGCAATTGCAAATAGCGATTACTGGTGATGGCATCAATGGCCATCAAATGGGCCTGCGAACCGTAACCGAACAACTCAGCCGCCTGCGTATCCGAAAAAACATTGGTGGCCACAAGGGGTAACGCGCTGCCGGTGGATAGCATCTGGCCAATTATCAAGACCAATTGCTGGTTACTCGGTAACGTGCGCACCGCCAACCGGGTATTGAACTCAAAGTATTTACCCGGTTTGCGAATACTCGCCGGGATGTTATCAAATGCGACATTAGGACTGGCCACGGGATGCCTCCGCTTTGGTTTTGGCTTTCGGTTCGACGGTATCAATGACGGTTTCTGCCACCGGCGCGTCTTCTGTCACTGGGGGAGCTTCACTCTCCGCCACGATAATCAGATCACCCACGGCGATTTGACGCAGGTAATAGGCGGTACTGGGGACGTCTACCGTGTCGCCCACAATGTATTTTCGGGCGTTATGCTGGTAGGGAACACGAACCCCGCCAACGGCTTTAACTTTCAGTATGGTCATGATGAATAATGTCCTCAGCATCCGGCGAACGGGTGGTTTGCGGGATGTCATAGCTAAGACGAGTGGTAAGCCAGTCAGCGTCCGGCTCACTTTGACTGCCCAGATAGCCGCTAAAGATACTGTCAATGGAATCAGCAGGCGCATCAACAACAGGGAATAAGCCATTTTCAAGCGCCTCTTCAACCCAGTAAGTGTCAAACTCGCAGGCGAATACAGACAACGCCGCATCACCCACTTTGGTGTTAAACAAGGTGCGAACGCGTCCAGGCACCAAATGCGCAATCCCAAGCCCCAAGTCTTGACCCGAGAGCAAGCGCCGCACGGCCGCAACCATTTTATAGGTACCAACTTCTGCCAGTCCGGGGCCACCCTGACGCGTGGCTTCCTCACTGCGCACGTTCCGCTCCCCAACAATCACCACAAAACGCCCATAGGTTTTGTATTTTCGCTTGGTGATACTGGTATTCTCCGTCTTCTGGATGCCGCCGAACGTTACCCAGATGCCCGGTAAACAGCGGGCAACGTCGGCAGGTTCCCCATCCATTTCACCGCCGTAGGTATGGACGCCTTTAACCATCCGACCCAGCCCCAGACGTAACCGTTCACAAATGGCTTTTTCAGTCAGTGCAATCATCAAAATGCACCTCCATTGGTTGAGTCACGACCAAAGTTACGGCCCGCTGACGAGAAACGAATACGCGGCGTCGATTCGACCACTTCCCCATTAGGCAATTTACCCAGGGTAATTGTCCCCGCCGCGACCTTCTCAAAGTAACGACGGGTATCTTCGTATCGCTCCCGGATTTCGTCAGTGCTTTGGGTTCCGGCACCACACAACAGGAATCGGGCAATATCACAGCACTTACCCACCAAAATGCCGGGGGTGTCTGGCCAGGGGATGGGGTAGCGACCCGCCAGATAACTGTCAATCTCAGCGCTAGCCTGTGTCAGCTTAACGGTCATCACGTGGTCATCAATCTGGCCACTGAAATTGCGGTCTGTGAGGGCGATACACTCTTTCTCACCGAATGCATCCACCATATTTTGACGAGTCGCATACATAGTCAGCGCCCTTACTTCGTGGTCTTGGTTGACTTGGTGGTTTTTGTGTCTGCTGGCTCTTTTGATGCCTCATCAGGAGCAGGCGTCAAGCTGGTCACCTGCGCATTGAGCGCGTCAATTTCCAGTAACTGATCAGCAATGGTGGTGCTGGCGCGCTCATTGGCCGACTTCAATGCCTCAGCATCCTCCGAAAGCTGTAGCAAGCTGCTTTCCAACTCTTGGTTACGAGCCTGTAGCGCTATCATGCTGCCCTGTATTTCCAGAACCTGGGCTAATGCCAGCGTTAACTCTTCGCTTTGGTCAGTATTCTCTGCCTGACCATCCGGCACATGCGTGACAATCAACATGCTTTCAGCCTTGAGCTCAGCCAACACCGAGGGACTAAAGTGGCCATCCGCATAAGTCTGGGTTTTATCGCTGTGGGCCATGCCACAGCGGCGAAAACCATCCCGCTTTGCAGTGATTTGAATCGGCATTATGCGGCCTCCCCAGTTGAGCCATACGCCATCTGCCAGAAGCCGTACCCGCCCGCACAACGCGCTTCAGCACCGAACAGAAACATCTTGCGCATAAAGACGCTATCGCTGTCGTAGTCGGTCTGTTCAACGAAGACCGGTTTTTTACGCTCTTGATAGATAAGCGGTTTGACCGGGCGAGTGGTATCCAGAAGAAACCACGCGGTGTCGGAGATGAGTTCAGGCACCACCAATACTTCCGCCGTCCCTTTATAGATGTTTGGCGTGTTATCCGGGAACCTGTCCGCTGTCATCAGGTAATTAGCGACATCTTCCAGCGCAGGTGGGACAACCAAAATGGTGGGGCGAATCTTGAGGGACGCGCCTTCTTCATCTTTGAAACCGCGCATCGCGGTACGGGCAGCGCCGTAGCTGGCCTTAGCGGCAGCTAAAGTATCGGCTGACAGCCGTTTGGTGCCTTTGTTTGAAACGGACATCCCACGCACGGGATGGTCTGTATCAAAGAAGGGTTGGCCGTCATAGCAAAGGTTGTAAAACCCTTTCGCCAGCAGTTCAAACACGATATCAGAGGGCAATTCAGCCGCTGACTGACCTGCTGCTTGCGCTTGCTGGGCATAACCCAACAGTTGATCGTCTTCAATATGATTGCGGTCAACCTCAACGGTGGCGGCAAAATCATCATTGACGATGCTGTAATTAAAGGCTTCAAGGGCTTTAACCACCTTGTCACCAATCCACTTGCGCATTTTGGGGAAACGCCCCAACCAGCTATAGTCATTTTGCCCGCTGGTTGACGGCACCAGCATGGCGACTTTTTGCCAATCACTCGGGGTCTGATCAAAGGCATTCTGAAAAGTAGCTTTCAGATTGACGAAGATCTGTTTCACGTTCTTTAAGTTTACAAGCACAGTATGACTCCTTAAATCAGTACCCAAACACCGTCAGAATCAACGATGATCACTTTACCCGCGACTGGGCGAGCGCCTTCACCATCACTCTTGGCCACCGTCTGGCTGTCCGCGACGTAACAGTCCTTGCCGATATCCGCCTGCGTCACGGCATCGCCCGCAAAATTGGCAAAACTCCAGGCTTTACCTCGGCGAACGAGAGCGTCAGCATCACCGTTAGCGCCATCACGGTTATCCACATAACCATTGGAAACGCCGAGCGTAGCCTGAGTTGCCACGGCCGACGCCATCACCGCAAAACCACCGGCATTGGCACTAATGATGTGACCACCAAAGATTTCAGTCGCCTGAGCCATGGGGACAGGTGACAACTCACCATCACGCCAGGGCGTGTTGCGGTCTCTCATTTTTTCTCTCCTTTAATAAACTCGGCGATTTGTTTCGGGTCGGTGCCGAGAAGGGAACAAATCGCCGTATCCACTTCACCGTCATCATCGACGTCGGTGGCGGCTGGCGGTGAACCGGTTGGCGGCTTGCCCCCGGTCTGTGTTTGGGTGAGTGCGGCAATCTTGGGCGCTTTATCCAGGAAGCTTTTCAGGCTGTCCGGGTTAGCCAGAGCCAATGACTCCGCCCAGGCTTTCTGAGCAGGCAGTAATCGCCCGTCAGACAATGCGGCGGTAATGAGTCCGTCACACTGTTGACTGGTCAATGCGGCCATATTGGCCTGAGCCTGAGTGACTGCTTCACTGACGGCCTGGTGCATCACCTCGACAGACACCCACTTAACCGGGTCTGGCGTGGTGACCTGCGCAGTCAGCGCGGCAATTTGCGCATCATATTGGTCAAGCATTTGAAGCAGGTTTACCTTGGCCGCCGCTGTCCCTTCATCATTCGAAAGGCGCTGGATCAGCTTCATCAGTTCAGCCATGACTTCTTCTTGGGTGGTAGAGAGCGGTAGATTGAGCATCCAGCGCAGTTGTTCGAGTAGTTCGTCCATTCCGGCGTTACCCTCAGAGGTTAAGTTGATGGCCAGGACGGATGCGGCGGCTAACATCACCTCATCCATATCATCCAGAGCCGGTGTGTTAGTCAGTGCAGCGTGAAGTATTTGCAGCACATGACCGGATTTGTTGTAGCTAAAAACGGGGGAGATAAAGCGGTATTCATCTTTTAGGATCATTGCCGCTGCGGCGTCAGTCCATTTGACATCGATAGCAAACAGCCCCTTACCCTCTCGCCATTCCAGTGTTTTAAACCAACCGGATGCAGGGGCGGGCTGACCATTCTTGGCGGCTTTTAGTGTCTGATGTTCGTAATCAATGACGTAGGGAGTTAACTTGGCATTAGCCGTATCAATGAGGCGCTGCGCAATCTCAGCGTTCATCACCCAGTGATCACATTCTTCAGGGCGACCATCTACCGCCCGGAATTCACCAGCGGGAAAGAGCTGGATGGTTCCGTGGGTCGCTTTTGTGATTTCGATGGCCAGAGCGGCGAATAATGTTTTCATGCCACCGAGAATACGGGGCCGTTAAAAGGGAATTCAGTGGAAGGGGTTCAGTGGATGACATCGGGGAATAACACGCGGATCATCTTGCCACTTCACATAACACATTAGCAATGGCGTTAACCCGTTTTTAAACACGATTTAAAAACGCGCTGGCGCAATTAAGAGGGGTAAAGTCCGGTGAGAGTGCCACTCAACAAATAAAGCGCCCTACATCGATTACAGGGCGTTTATGGCTAGATATCAATAACACGGCGAAAGTAGTCTAAACCGGTGGTTTCCATCGCGTCCACATCCTGCTCGGTCAGGTGCAGGAAAGGACGCGCGGGCATCTTAATGGTGTGTGCGCCCACAGTGGTGGTCTGCACAAAATTGGACTTTGACTTTTTAACGAACCGGTTACCGACTTCACCGTTTTTCTTCTGCCTGAAATGCATATCTTGCTGGCGGGCCTTGCGTTTGATTTCACCGCCAAACTGGTGAATAGGGCCATAGACCGAATTCGTCCCCACACTGGCGCTGTCATTATCACTTTCCGAGACGATGCTCGCCGCCAGTCGGCCTGACAACTGTAGGATCTGGCCACCGGCGCGTTTTTTCGCATAGGCCGGACTCCATCCCATCCACGCAGGTCGCCCCTGATTTTTAAAGTTCTCTTCAACGGCATCCCCCATGGCTGCGGCGAGTTCGCGCATTAACGGCTCACGGTGTTCCAGCTTATTGATAAGCTCGCCCAGGGAGCGCTCAAAATCAGTCACATTGAACTTGATACCGATACTGTCACCCATCACAGACTCCCTGCCAGCACCGGCAAGTGGGCTAGCGCTTGACGTTGAACATCAGACAGCGGCGCGCCTTTATGCATCAGGCTCAACGGCAAGCCGGTATTGCCACCGTTAAGCGGCGCTCTGACGCCGATAACGTCTTTTCCCTGGCGAACGAGATAGACCAGTTGATCGCCATCGAGCAATGTCGCCGCCGGTTGTCGCAACAGTTCCGGCAGTTCTGCCCACAGCGGCCCTGGGGCATCCAATACCGCATTATCGAAAGCGGTTAAGGTCGCAGGGCCTGGCACCTGTCCGCGCATCTCCAGCATGGTTAATGTCTCAGGTTCTATCGCACCAAGATGACGCAATGAGCCCTTGGGTTTTGGCTGGAGTGAGACTTGATTGACCCAGCGTTTAACATCGGTTTTAACGGCCTTTAACAGGGTGTTATCGCTCAGGGTTTCTTTCACCGCCAAGGAGGCCAGGCGCGGAGAGGCCACCGCCGATTTATCCATCAACCGCTGGCCCAGCGCGGACAAATTCCCTTGACCCGGATTGTGGCCAAAGCCCGCATCCGGGGTGTACAGCTCGCCATTGATGCGAAAAGCCTGCACCGTGCGCGTATCATTGGGGCCCCATGCCTGTTGTACGGTCTCAATCCTGTCTTGGCTAGATTGCACGGTGATGCTGTAGCGACTGATATCAGCCTCAGAACGCGCCCGAACGCGGCAGCGGCAACGGTAGCCATCTGGCGGATACATAAACTGCCAGACCGGATCATCATAACGGGCGGTAAAGCCATTTAACGCGGCATGTTTGGGGCGGGTTAGCCTGTCCATAACCGCCACCCGTTCCCAATAGGGACGAAACTCGGCATTGGCAAGCTGCTCTTCATAGCGGCCCGCGTTATAGGCAGACTGCATATTGGTCTGGAAGATGGTTTTCAGTCGGCGGGGCGTAAGCTGTTTCCCCTCCAGCACACCATCCGCATCAGCGACGAGACCTTTCCCCATCCAGCCTTTTTGCTCCAGCACCGGGATCAGTTGCTTTTTGAACTGCTCAAAGGTGGTGCCGTTACGCAGGCTGTCATTCAGGCTGTGGCGAACATCTTCCAGCACATCTTGCTTCAGTATCCCCGCCACCGTGAACGCCGTGGCATGGGCGCGGGCTTCCACGTCATGCCAATTGAAACCGATGGTGTAGCCCTTCGACTCAAAATAGCGAATAGCTTCTTCTGGCTTGAGCGTCATCGCATGGGCCAGATTGACATCAGCTTTCGGCATTGAGGTGTCCCCAGATATCTGCCACAAAGATGGCCTGGGTCAGCAGCTGCTGGAGCTGACTATCATCCAGCGCCGGATAACTGGCGGCGATAATATTGATCGCCTCGTCAGGCGATTGCCCCTGACTTAGTGCCGCGACCAGCGGCGCAATCAGTTTATCCATGGCCTGATTGATGGCTTCAGGCACCGTTTGCGCCTCATCCAGAACCCCCTGTGCCGGGTCGTCAATCTCCGAGGTTGTGCTCAATGCCGCAAAGGATGTAAACCGTTGCGGGTTGGATACCAAAGACAAACCGGCTGACATCGGCGCAGGTGCTGGCGCGGTCAATACGTCCTCGCCTTGTTGCGGCACGGGAATACCGAGTTTTTTGTGTATCCACGAGGTCGGAATAGACTTCATCCCGGCACTGACCAGATTAGACACCCCTTCAGAGAAGACTTTAATATCTTCAATATCGCGGGTATCAAACACCAGTTTGGGTTGACGACGGGCGCTGACCTCTTCGCCATTGAGCGCCAGCAGCATTCGAATAAAGTCCCGGAAGAACCCCTCCAGTTGGCGGGCATCAGACACCAAAATGTCATGGCGCACATCGTTATGGACATTACCCAGGGCATTGGTTGAGGATTTGCCATCCGCCTGACTGGTGAGTGTCGCGCCTAAAATCACCTTGGACTCGGTGCGCTCCGCCCAGTCAATCATCGCCTGGAACGGGTCAGACTGACCCACAGCGGCTGATTCAAACTCAATCGAACTGCCTTCAGGAATGATACCCGCCGCATCATGGCCCAATGTCACAAGCGCATGAAGTAAAGAATCTTTTTCTCTATCAGTAGCCCCTGGCATGTATTTACCGACCCGTAACGGCAGACCGTAAATCTCCAGAAATTCCGCCATATCCCGTAAGGCATAGTTCTTAAACAGATACGGCCAGACGAGCACACGGTATAAACCAGACTGCGCAATGAAGCCGGGTTTCGCATTATGCGTATGCACCAGCCAGCCGAACGGCCAAAGCTCCGAACCCTGGAACGTGCCATCATTAAGGCGAATTTCGTCGTTGGTCTCCGGGGTGGTACTGAACCAGCGATGGGGACGTAACACCACCTTGGTAGGCAACCAGACATTTTCCTCCAGTTCCCAGGTCTCGATTTCCTGCGCGGCAAAGCCATGACCAATCGCATCCGCCGCATTGAGAATAATATCTTCCATGTCGGGGATGGATTTCAGCCAGGAAGAGACCACCATTGCCAGTTTTTTTCGGCGGCGGTGGCATTTTCTGGCGGCTCTATGCTCCAGTCCAGCGTCAATAAGGCGTTCTTGCGCTTAGCCATCTCCGAGAAGATATGCCCGTCACGCTCCAGCATATCCTCAAACAAATCCGCCTGCGCGGACAGGTCGCCCCGTTCTGCGGCCTCAAGGATATGGGGCAATTTGCGAATGCTCAGCCCCTTGGATGGGTGCATCGGCCACTGACGGTTAAGCTGCGCGACGCGTGAAGTCTGAGATTCTTTCAGCACTTCACGTTTAAGTGGACGACCATACTGGTCTACGATTTGCCCCATACTACCAACCTCCCGAGCCGAACCGGCTACCGCGCTCACTATCTCGACTGTGCGATACCGGCGTAAATTCAAAGTGACCCGCACCGGAAATGACCAGCGCCCACAACATATGCAGGGCATCTGGGCCATCATCATGATCGGCTTTGGGGAAATGACGTAATTGTTCAATCAACGTGGTCTGGCTGGAATGCAGGCGGATCAAACCATTCACCATATGCGGTTGCAATGACTCGATACGTAACAGCTTATCGGCACTAGGCGACACGCCGCGAGCTGGCACAGGTATACCCGCCTTGGCGGAGCGTTTGATGAGCTCGGTACGCAAGAACTCCTGAAATGCGACGGACTCAACGCTCCATATCTGGCAGCGATAAATCTTCTGCAACTCGATAATGTCCGAAATTATCTTATCGGGAACCCGCTTACGGATCCCCGCCTCGACCACATCCAGAATGCCCGAGTGACGGTTAAAGCCACCGACTAATAAGGCGGAAGGGTCACGACTGTTACCGCGCAAACCGAGGCTTGGATCGCAGGCTCCGTAGAAAATCCACTCGGCCAGCCGATTAACCCAAAAGTGAAACACACCTTCACCGGCAAAAATGGCATCTTCACCACTGACCGGATCATTCTGATATTCCGCGTCAAAGGTGGCATGGCCATCACGCGCACGGATAAGCATCAACGCGAGGATAGGACGCGCAGACCAGGACACAATGGCCCCTTCGTCCATCTCGGCGCGGTGTTGCTGGTAGTAGGCATTGGCCAGCATCTCGCCATCTGCCCCGTTGTTACGCAGAATCTCTTCCCACTTATCCCAAAGTGACATGTTATCTGGCCAACGTATCAGGGCTTTAAAGCGAGCGACGCGCCACAGTGGGTTTTTGAGGGTGCGAGAGAGCACGGAATCATAGTGGAGGATCGTCCCGATGTAGATAACATCGAGCTTACCGCCCGCCGTACCCAGCGGTAACACGGTCTTTTTTAACCAGTTCTCCAGCTTCTCGCGTTGCTCTGGGCTGCGGACTTGCTCGTCATTCTCGATATCATCCAGCACCACCAAGTCAGGACGGTATGGCCCATGACGCAAACCACGCAATTTCTTACCCGAACCGGCGACCTGCACCTTGATATCGTTGCGGGTCAGGATTGTCCCCATCTGCCACACGCGGCCTGCGCCACAGATATCAGGAAAATCCATCAACAGACGCGGGTTGTAAACCAGTTCCGCCTTGATGGCTTCCAGCATCGGATACGCCTGATCAATCGAGTCCATAACGATGACCGGGTAATGCTTGATGCCACAGATGATTGTCCACAGCACAAAGAGCTGACTGACCAGGGTGGATTTGGCTTCACCACGCGGGGCGGCTATCGCATCGTTCTCACCTTTGGGACTGGCGACAATTTCTGGCAAACGACTAAACAGATATTTATGCAGTTCGCTCTTATCTTTATGGCGCACATAATGCGGGAAATAGTTCTCGATAAAGAACTCATAGCCCGTTACTGGGTCTTTTACCTGCTGGTGACGATCAGCAATCGCCGCCCCTGAAGGATCAAAGCCCACGTCCTCGGCTTCAATGGTTCTGCGCAGGCTGGCGGCAAGGTCTGCCAGTTCGCTGGCAAAGTCACGCGCGGTGAATTTCTTCGCCATAGGGCTATTCCAGTGCCTTATTGATCTCGTTAATCAGACGGTCACGGGCTTGATAGGTCATTTCGCCATACCCCGCATCCGCATGATGTTTCCCTGTTGATGTCGTCACAACGATATAGCCATTACAGTTGACTTCTACGCCGAGAATATCGCTGGCCATAACACTGTGATTACTGGTCAACTGGATTAATTTATCAGCCATAATGCTTCTCCACTTCATCACCAAAGGGTTCTAATATCTCGACGAACGCGGCTAAATGCTGGGGATGCTTCTCAGAAATAAAGATGCTGAGTTTCTGAATAACATCCAGCGCAATAGCCAGTTGACTGGTTTCCGGCAGTATCTTCTTGCTGGCAGATATCGCCTTGTTAAAGGCATCAGCCAGACTGGCCAGTAATTCGACCCGCTGTTGTGCCGGGATGTCTGAATTACAGTTGAGCTGTTCCAGCGTGGTCTGGTACTGTGTGACCAACCCGGTAAGAACTGCCCGGCCAATATCCTCCAATCCGCCACCGGCAATGACGTGAGCCGCCCGCAACTTATCCCAATCGTCCCCGTTGTCCTGCGCCTCTTTTTTCCAGCGGCGAGCAGTCACAAATGACACCGCCGCTTGTGCGGCAGCGATTTCCAGCGACATCTGGCCGAAAATATACGACCTACGCAGTCTGTCCCGTGTTTCCTGCGGATGCGCCATCGTTACAGCCCCAAACGGGCTTTAATAAGCACGATAGCCGTCGCAATAAGGCCACCGGACAAACCACCAGCAATGGCTCCGGCCACAGCACCACGGCGGGTGGCTTCGACCTGAATTGCCGTCATATTGGTTTCTATCCGATCAAGTTTTAAATTGATGTCAGCTAATATCTCCAAGTCCTGCCCTGGAATAAAAAGCTGGTCTAATTGGGTGCTGATTTTTTTCAGCGCATTAACTTCACTGTTGACGGCATTAACACGTCGACTCCGGCGTTTTTGGCGTGGTTTCATTTGTCTGCCTTCCTATCTAATTTTCCGTCAATACGATCAATGGCAACTCTGACATCACGTAATGTCGCCATCATGAGGTCAAAGTTTGTTTTGGCATCTTCACGCCGCTGATAATCGGTTTTTATTGTTTCAACCGATTTTTCTAAATTAGTAATATCCTTTTGTAATTCCTTTACCCAAAGGCCAAAAACAGCGGAAACTATTCCCAATAAGATTTGGAACCCGAGATCTAATGTCACTTGGCACCGCCCGAATAATATTTATTGATTTGTATTAATTGCGTTTCTAATTGCTGGCACCATTTCCCGTAGTCTGCGGCGTGGGCGAGAATATCTTCTGGTGGTAACCCGCTATGGGTGGGCTGGGTTTCACGGGCAGTTGGTACAGAACCGCTGGCGGTGGGTTGCACTCGCTGATCACAATCGGCGTAGCCAAGGGCTGACTGGTAGACGCACAGGCTGTTAGGCCCAAGGCCAGTATAGGTAGCGCCATCTTTTTGAGTCGCATCATTGATTTGCCTCTTGAGTCTCTGGTTATCGCTATACAGCGCGTTGATTTTGGTTTGCAACTCAGCAGACAATTTATCGGCCAACTGCTGAGCGGCTTTCTGACGTGCCAGCGCGGCAGTCAGGGCGGCACTGGCGTCATTAGCGGCCTGAGTTTTTCTTCCGACCTGGTGGTTTTAGCATTGCTAAAAGCCAGACGCTCATCAGAAAGCTGCTTGCCGTAAATCAATGCCGCCAGTGCAAACCCCGCAGCGGCAGCAACAAGCATCGCTAATAAGGGTTGCCAGTAGGCTTTAAGGAGCGTCCGCAGAATTAGCACTGGAGACCTCCTTATCACGTTTGAGCGCCTGGTGTTTTGATGCCTGGCTTTGAGTGACCCACGCGGCCAGATACAATCCGAACCAGATATCACCGGACTGGCCAAAGATGGTGGCCCACAGTAACGCGAGAGAGGACACGATAAACGCCCCCACCAGAGTGGTATCTGAGGTCGATAGCCGCCCGGATGAAGGATTAGTGATTAATTCTTTGAGGGTTTTCATTATGGACATAGGACACGCTCGGCAACTAATAAGCGGGCCTGACGGTCAGCAAGGCCATTGCTGCCGCCGTTAATCACTTTGGTTAAGCGAACAAAGCTACCGTTATCTGCATATGGGTTGCAGTTATTAACGTGCCAGAACCAGCCAGCAGAACGGGCCGCATACTCATCTTGCAACAACAGGTCAGGGTTAGTTATAAGGTCGATTTCTAACGCATGGCCGCAGCGGTAATAGTTATCCAGGAAGGTGATTTGCTTCAGGCCACGGCCACGGAATTTCCAGCCATCTCCGGGCGCATTATTACCATAGCGTTTACTGTAAACAAGGTTAGCAATGGCTTTTTGACGTTCAATAGGGACAACGGTTTCACCGGGCTGACGGCCCAACATCGCGCATTGACCCACAGTTAAACGGGTATTAAAGGTGGCTTTTAAGCCCGCTACGCTGTAGTTAAATGATTCGACCAGTGTTTTAAAACCAGCGCTTTCATGCCCGACCTGAGCAATAAATGCAGCCTGGCGGCGTGGTGTATCGATACCGAATTCATTCATGGCCGACAAGATATGCGGATACCAACGCGATGCGAGCGCGGGAGATAAAGAAGCGGCAAGTTGAAACTGTGATAGGGAGATTTGCATGACACCATCCAATGGGTTGGGATGGTGTCAGTATTGCTACGGGGGCTTTATATAATCAGTGGAAGGGGTTCAGTGGGGAGCATCAATATCAATAATAGCTAAGTCGTCTTTTTTATTGGAGGTCGGATGTATAATATCATCCTTGCATTCTTTTCGAGCCTCTTCATACATTTTTTTAGCATTATCTAAGGTTGCAACATTGGCGCTTGAACGCTGAAATATTTTTCTTGCCAGTAAAATTGAGCAAATGTACCCATTTTCAAACAGCCATGAAATGGTGAGGCAAGGTCTGAGGCGGGGCCAAAAAGCTCCTCGCTTTTAGATACTAAAGTGCTCATATCTTTATTGATAGCCACTAAAAATGTGGAGTTGCCATTGTTATATTCGTTGATTGCGTTATCCGTGCGGCTAATCAAACGTTGAGTTTTAGCATAAAACTGTTGGGCTTCCTTTTTTAAATCCACATTTTCCAACGACTTTTCAGCGGCAATTACACTAATCGGTATCATTGCTAAGACCACTAAAAAATAATTTAATCCCTTCATTTGTATTTTCGTCCTATTTTAAAATAAAGAATGTTGTTGAGTATCCATAATATTTTTATTCTTCTCTAACAATCCCCAAGCGAACCTATCAGAGAAGCCATATTTAGGGCATAGCTGCGTCATTACCATCAGTGAGGAGACGCCAGTGTCACGCAACTGCGCAAATTCAGCCAGGAACGAACGGTTACGCAACTCACGCAATGCCCGATCACAACGAGGGAGGTAAAGAACCTCCCCACCAAAGTGCTTGACCAACAGTTGCGCGTTCTCATCACCAATGGTCTCACGTAACAACGTGGCGCGGGCTGCGCCAAGTGCGCGCAACCCTTTACCGATTGGGAAGGTGGTGCCGCCCAACTTATCGAGCAGGCGGGCTGTGGCTGGATAACCGATCAACTCGGCAATCTGCTGGACAGACTCTGGCAATAGCGCTTTAACCTGCTCAATATCCATCATGATTTCCCTCGACGTTTGGCATCGATAATCAATGCCTGCATCAGTTTTGTCAGTTGTTCCAGCGGCAACCAATCAACATATCTTACCTGAAACATATGTTGCGCCATAGATTCAGCATAATCCCATGGTCGGTTTGCGTCAGCCAGAAGTGCCTCAATCTTACTGAGTATCGTCTTCTTACTGGCGGGAACGCTGGGGCGACGTCCGCGTTTTGGGGTCGGTTTAGGCTCAAATCCATGAGCCCGCATATAAGCCACAATACGTTCTTGCTGCTCGATGGAACAATGAGCCGAGCTGGTTTTACCGGTAAGTCGATAAATAACATCGCGGTATGTTTCATCGTCCCAGGCTAAAGCAGACTTACCGACATGAATAAGCTGGATCAGTTTTTTGTCCATAACGCCCCCAGTTGAGTCCGTAAACGATCACTGACTTTTGTCGCCAAGCCCAACCGGATAAGCCAGTCAGATAGTGTATCCATCGCCTCGGCTGGTGAGGCATGCCAAGGAAAGTTATCAAAACCCACCAGAGCAAACCACTCGTTATTGAGAGAAGTTAAGGTTAATGATTGTTCAATAACAGTGTGTTGGTTTTGATGCGTCACCAATAAGTTAATCAAAGCGGAAGAACCTACAGAGTACGGGCTACTGTGTTCAAACTTAGTGATGTGTTGGGTTAATTTCCCGCAACCAGTCAGTAAATCAGCAGTATCCGCTGGAGAGTAACCGCCCAATTCAAGCAGCTTTGCCCGCGAGGTGGTAATCTCATCAAAAGCCGACTGGAGCACTTTCAGCAGTTCTTCGCTGTAGCCTTCACCCAACGCTAAGTGACTTTTTAACAGACCCAAATTAGTCATTTTGCACCTCATCCAACTGAGCGTGACCGGTCACATCTGTAAGATTTAAAGCGCGTGACTGACGATAAAACCAACATGCTGACTCACCCGCAAAAGCTGTGTTGCACCCCGCAGGTAATGGCAAATTACAGTGATTGCAATTACCTAACGCCGCTTCTTGCCGCGCCAATCGCTCCCCATCACAGAAGATCAAAAGCTCAACATACTCGCTAGGGATATATGGCTCGCGACCTGGATTGCGGCGCTTACAGCCATCAAGCAGCATTTTGAACCCACGGTCAGAGATAACTATTTCAATACGATGCTGGCCGAACTGTGACTTTGCGCGAGCGCGGGAGAGGCGCTTACGCGCCGCTACCTGCTCTTTACTGTTGTCCTTGGTCATTATCGACACCTCCCTGACTTAAACCCGATAAAAACTCCGGAGCAATATTGAGTCTGAAAAGATTAAAGGATGAAGAAATATCCATTAAGGCACTCAATGCTGTCACTGCGGCTTGTTTATCGCTGCCCTCAGATATGGCTTTAAGCCTGGAGATAATCCAATAGGCGCTAAGTGTTTCTCTGGCTGATAACACGGCATTACGGTATAACTCTTGCTGATAAGCCTCATGATCAGGTTCTGATTTGAGATGATTAAACAACTGGCTGACCTCGTCATGAGAAAAGCCGCTGGCTACCAGCATTGCTATACGTTCATCATTTGGTGAGAATTCAATTGCCATTGATATCATCCTCATTAGCAGCAAGGTAATCTTCAAAAATCATCATTCCAGCGGGCCAAAACAATATTAAAATGATGAACGCAGTACGGGGAGTGTCCTTTTTCATTAAGTTCAACTGCCGTATAATGCTGGCAAAGCAATAGCCGAGGTAGAGATAACAGGCTAAGCCATAACAGATTAAGGTGATTTCTCTAATGGTCATTAGAGCCCCCCTCAACCGGATAGCCGGCTGCTTTAATAAGCTCGATAACGATTGAAACCGGTATAACTTCCGTAGCTGACATAAAACTAGCCGCTTCGCCAATTTCATCAGTTGGTAACTTAACAGGTACAAGTAACTTCTCGTTTTCGGCTTCCAGTTGGGCTACCAGTGAATCAACATACTCTTTCGAATAAAGCGGAAACCATCTCCCATTATGTATATCGATATATTTAGCGTTAAAGATGTTCCCATAGGTATTGCTAGCCATATCCGCTAGTTCATCGGCATCAGTCCATGCTACCGGTTCACTTATTAAACCTTCGATATTCTTATTCACAGCAACCGGCTTCATATGCTCAATATGCAGGCCACCGGCTCGGCCATTGACGCTGACAACAACATCCCCATGACCTAGCCGCGTGACCACCTCGACGCTGTCAGGGATACCCTTAATAGAGAAGTAATGAAAACAACTGCCTACAGGGTATTTTTGATTGAATTTATCGGCTGACAACCCTTTCAGAAAATGGCTCATGGTTTCACCTTCCACTGTTTTTTATGGTGTTCAACGGCTTGCTTCATGGCAACGCGCTGCTGGTTCTTGTGAATCGAATTCCCACGACTATCAAAGAAGTTGAAACGCGATTTACCGGGCAGATTGGGATACTCGATCACCACGCTGCCATCCGTCAGGGTGTAAATACGCTTATTGCCGTTATCCTGATATTCCCGGCTGCTGACATGGGCTTTCATGAGCGGTCTCCCCAGCCTTTGAACCTGGCCGCGTCACAGAACCGGGCGCGGGTAAAACACCATTGCTCATTGACGACCAGCATGGAGGCGTCGGCGGCTGCCCGCCAAACGGGTAACGCGTCGGCATATTTGAACTGTTTTTCGAGGGCTGCGGCTTTCAGCGCCAAAGACATAAACTCGGGGTTGGTGACACCTAAAGGCAGGCAGCGCAACTTTTTGGCGCTGACTTCTTTACTGGCAGGTACATGTTTCCAATGAAGCTGACGAGGAGTTCCCGGCGATTTTGGCGTGACACCGGCTACCCCTGCCATAGCGTAGCAACGCATATTACCGTTCCAGCACCGGCTAACATGGCCTTTACTGATATCTTTGGCCAACAGTGCGCCGACACGCGCAATGGGTAAGCCAGTAAAGTTGGCCAGTTCGCGGCCAGTGGCAGAACCCAGTATTTTCAGTGCCTGGCGCAAAGAATCGGTTTTAGACAGGTTTTCCATTATGACCTCCCAATCAAAGCAGGCTGAGAATCAGTACCACTGACCGCATGGAGCAAGCTGGCATCTTTACCGGCGCGGTACCCCGCGTCAGCGGCATAATCAGCCCCTCGGCATTTTTTAGCTTCACGTAGATCGCCATATTTCAGGGCGGAAGCCTTCAATATTTTGTCGTGATAGGCGCTGATAAGCGTCGCTTCCGTATCAGTGACCGCAAAATCTTCAATGACCTGATAAGCACCTTGAACCCAGCTTTCGCAGAAGGTATCCCCTCGGGCTATTTTGGTGCTGGCTTTAATGCTTTTGCGCATTGACGCGGTATATTCACGGCGGGCTTTCATCATTTGGCGAGAGAGTACGTCAAAGGCATAAGCTGCTATTTGTGGCCGCTCATTCGGGCCGTAGAAAATAACCTGACGCCGAGCAATACCGTAATGGTTGCGTTCGAAGGTCATATAACATTTAACGCCGAAAGCCCGGCAAATAACCTCGGCCAATAACCCCATGTATTTAGGTACACCAAAAGCATGGGACGGAGCGCCTTTACTGCCTGCCTCATTGATTTCCATGATATCGATGTCAACGGATGTCAGACCGTGTTCACGCATCAAGTTTTGGGCCTGACTCATGGCATTGGCGGCTTCATTGGTATTGGTACTGTGTTTAGCCAAATTCAGCAGTTTCTTTATTTTGGCGAGATACTTTTCTTTATTCATGATGATGGTTTTCCATTATTTTGGCGTAAGCGCGCCCCTGCGGGTTTACGCCATGTTTAAAGATGATTTAAAAGCGAATTAAATTAGCCCGCAGGCGTTAATGATCCCGTATTAGCAAAATAAGGTTCTTTATTAATTTCCACGACAGTTGCTGAATCAAAATCATGGGCTGGGCCAACCGTTTTTACTGATTTGCCCCCGCGTAAAAATTTGCACGGTTGGTAGATGAAAACCTTACCCACGGGATAACGCCGATTAAACTCTTCAGCTTTCATATCAGACTCCAGAGATATCAAGGGAGATGGCCTGATATTGGTCACTGTCGCCAATACGCTCATAAACCCGGACATAGGAACGACTGCCGACAACCTGCACCGCTTCACTGATTGCATCCATCGCCCGTAACCAGCGTGAGTCCTGAATGTCATAACGACGCAGGGCCAAGACTGCCCCGGTATTGATCTCACCCTCTTTATCCGAGGAGAAGGCCCGGTTAATTAAGGTATGAATTTCAGGCCGCGCACCTTCAACCCAATCAGCAAGGCATTCATCAATAAGCGCTTTAGCGGCTTGCAGGCGCTCATCAAAGGCAATGCGGTCTTGCATGGCCCGCTGGATTTTATATTTACCGTCAAAGGTATATAGCGTGACGTTGCCTTTTTTACCGCCCAGTGAAATATTGTATTCATTGGCTGACAGGTCAACGAACGCGGCGATGTCAGCAAAGGTGGCCAACTTAAACTCGGTCAGCATTTTGTTAACGACCAGTGCGCGATTGATAATGTCCCCCACTAATGTGTCGCGCATTTTGTCGATATCTTTAACCAGAGAGACTGGGGTCAGAATACCTTTAGCATCAACCCAGTAACCCTCTGGAGCGGCCTTATCAGTGAATTGTTTGTTATCAGTGGACATGCTTTTTACCTCGTTTGGTTTTAATTAATGCTTCGTGAGCTTTGATTGAAATATGCCCAGCCAATCCGTTAGAAACGGCTTTGGCTATTGCTAAATCATCCTTACCGTCTTCTTTTGATGCTTCACACCGACAATCAACAGCTAGCCGATTCTTACTGTCAGTCATAATCTCAATGATTATCTTTGCCATAACTGGCTATCTCCAGATGATATGAGCGCCGCGCCAAATGGTCATTTTGACCAGGCTACGGACACCGTTACGGGTTTCGGTTATCTCAACCGCACCTTGTTCCCATGCCTTAAAGGGGCGATCAACTTCGATGATCGGACGGCGTAAGCGGGTGTTTAATTCCACCACTTTAATACCGGCGCGTAATAAGCGATTAATAGGCTTCATTAAGGTCGGGTTATTAATAGGCAATTGGCACATGGCTTATTCCTTAATTAATTAACATTTTGGCAGCTTGGCGAACGGCACCGACACCCACGGGTGTTTCATTGATATGGCTAAGGCGAATTGCACCGCGCAGTAACTTAAATAAGCGGCGGGCATTGCCTCTTGATTCCTGATAAAGCGCCTCATTGATATCATCTGCTACCGCAGGCAATACACTTGCCGCAATGGCACTGACATCATCTTTAGGCAGGGCATTACCGATATTGAGTGCAAAGGCCACACGGCTATAAAGCTGGACGAATTCGCCACGCTTACCTTTCAGGTTAATCAACAGTCGCGGCATACCAACCAGGACAACGCCGATACCGCTTTTATCGTGCAGACGGCGCAGCACTTCCAGTGATCGATGTGGCAGCAACTCCCCCTCGTCAATCAACAAGACATAGCCCGAATCACGTAATTTATTGGTACATAACTCAAAGGTTTCATGCATGTTGCCGCGAGGGGATAGCCCTAAACGGTTACAGATCTCTTCCAGCAAGACGCGAGCGGTAAAGCTGGGGTCAACTTCGATTAACAGCGCAGTGGAGTTCTGGCTGGCGTAAGCCTTTAATGCCATGGTTTTCCCTAACCCAGCCTCGCCGTAAATCACATTGATCTCACCGTCAACGTGGGCCATACGGATAATTTCCAGCGCTTTTTTGGATGCTGACGTTGCAACAAACTTCACGTCTACGCGCTGGGCTTTATCTTTCTCGCGAGTGCGCTCGAGGAAAGCCTGTACCTCACTATTGACCCTGTCCAAATCCCCGTTATATTTATCTTGTAGATATTGATTGACGGTGGCAGTACTCATACCGATAGCGCGTGAAACCTGTGTTTGGTTGAGGCTTTTACGTTCCATCAGCTCTATAAGGTCATTTTTAATTGTCATGATTTAATTCCTATGTAGTGAATGAGCGGCATTTGATGGGCGTCAAATAGCCGCTTTTTTATTGCCATGTACTTTTAAATATTCATCGCGATCAGATTGGAATAAGAACATCTCTTCCCGGTCATCATTAATGCGTGAGATATCACCCTGGATAAGCGAACCAAAATCGGGTGCATCATCGGCAGTCAGTACCGGATTAAGCTCGGCGTTAATCTCTTCGGCTTTTTGCTCAACCAGTTTCATGCGGCGGCTATGGCGGTCTTTTGCCACTTTCTGGACGTAATCCACAGGGAAGGCGGCGCGGGTATTACCATTCACAATCGCAGTACAGATAAACGAGCCATCAAGGCGGCGAACGGTAACGCTACTGGCATCGTGAATATCGAACTCAACCAGAACTTCTTCGCCATCAACCTGAATTAAACCCTCAGCAAAATATTGGTTATTGAAGATAGACAGCCAACCGCGCTGGGCGGTACGTTTGACTTGCGGACGGAACATGTCGCGCAACTCGATATCGGAAAGGCGATCAATGGTCTCGCTTGCCAGCAATAACTGGCGGTACTCCGTAGCGGTATAGTGTTTACCATCGTCACGGCGGGGTAATTCGCTGTGCCGGTGGGTGGTGTTATAGGCTTCAATTTCATCTTCTATGGCATCGATAAGCTGCTGCCATGAGGGTAATTTAGCCATCGCCGCCTTTTGGCGACTGTTGAGCTCTTTATTCTTCCCCTGTGCATTGAAGGCTGAATTAAGGTCAACGCTGACCATACGAACCGTTTCGCGGTCAGCAGATTTACCGTTATAGGTGGCAAATTTACGGGCGATACGGGCAGGAATTTCGCGGTTAAGCCGCTCAATAATCCCACGCGCCTGCGGGTTACCGGGGATACCTGTAGGGTGCTCCACACCAAGACGCGATAAAATCCCCGTAATATCAGCATCTAATACGTTTGCGGTTTGACCTGCACCGTTATCTGAATAGTAAATCAGGGGTATGCCGTGACTCTGCATACCGTGGCGCAGTGCATCAGCCACAGCGATCACGTTCTCAGCCAGGCTCAGACTCCAGCCGACGACATAACGTGTCCGGCCATCAATAACCAGCGTGATTTCGGGTGTAAATGGACGACCATGGTCAGGGTGTGCCACTTTCATTTTCATGCTGTGGCCATCCCCAATCCAAACGCCGTTAACAGGCATTTGTGACCAGTCACGCTTCACATAGGTATTCAGCGCTCGCATGGCAGAACCCGTAACACGGCCACGTTGTTTAACGACGGTTGGCAACTTGTCTAATGCCCGCCGCACGGCATAGACAGAAGGAATTGCGGCGAGCATGGCGGGCTGGTCTGCATACTGCATTTGCCAGTCATGCTCAAAGTTCTCGTAAGCCTCAGCAATGCTTAATCCGTTGGTGGTGCGGTAGTGCGCCATAAATAGTGGCATCCATTTAATGCGCTCAACGGGTTTGCCTTTATTGTGCCCTGGAGCCAATAAAACCAGACGCTCAGAGGGCGTGGCGGCACGTTCATAGTCAACAACCCAACCATTCAGGGTGCGGGTACTGACGCCTGTGCGCAGACCTTTACGGGCATTGGCCATCGCGGCTGCTTTCTGCAAGTTCTCAGGCAAATTATTAGAACGTGACTGGTCACAAATATAATTAATGGCTCTAATGCGTGACAATCCGGCGTTCTGTAAATTGATAACCTCGGTCACCAGAGTGGCGCGGGCATCCGCAATATCACGCTGTAACTTGGTCAGATTGCCGGTGCTACGCTCCAGCAGGGCTGGACATTGGCGCATAAGGTCTAACTCATGCTTAGCTTTTACTCTTGGGTTTAAATCGCCGTTAAATGCCGCTTTAACGGCTTTTTTCTCTGCATTTAAAAGAGAGTTAAGGTGGCGCTCGTTGATTATGCTTTGAACGTCAGTGGGTAGGCTTTCAACCAGATACTCGTAACTTAACCCTTTAACCCCGGTTAATTTTCTGCGTGTCCATCCTTCATTTTTGGCTTTCTTGCCCAACCCTTGTGGAGTTTTGGGCAAACCATTAACAGACAGTAATTCATTCAGGGTTATCCAGATCATTTGCCAGCCCTCACTGCATGGCGAGATGGCCAGATAACGGCAGGGGATACGCCGATAGCATTTGCGATAATAACTTCTGCTTTCGGGTAAGAACCTCTGAGGGCATTTCTCAATGTTGATGGGGCCAGACCAGCATCGACTGATAGAGATGTCAGTGACAGCCCCTTTTTGTGTATTGCGGCAACAATATCCGCTCTATGCCAATCAGTTTCTTTCATTGTTTTCTTCCCGTTCTATTTGTTTTATGCCAACCTATACGGTTACACAGGTGTGTCACCTAACGGCGTTACACCATGTGGCTGTTTTGAATATTAGATGGAAACTCAGTTGTTTTCAAATGGTTTCTTTCAAAGTTTCCTTCAAAATGGGTGGTTTATAATTAAGCCTATGAAATATAAGTAATTATATTTGAATGAATCCATTTTGTTTTCTAGGCTTTTTGTTTCTCTCATGGGGTTTTGTATGAAACGGGAATGGTATTTGGCAAAGGACTTGATTCATGTCCCTGGTTTGCCTTCAACGCCACAAGGAATTAACAAGCGGGCAAAGGTGGAAGGATGGGTGAAAAGGCCAGTGAGTGTACCTGGTGTGCGAGGGCGTTCGTTTGAGTACCATATAGATAGCTTGCCGCAGGTGATCCGTAATTATCTTGGTTCGGTAAAGGAGAGTGATGTAAGTAAGGCCACCGTTAATCACAAGCGTGATGATTCTTTAGACTTAGATGAAAATACTCAAGAATGGTTGAGGATTTATGAATTGATGACAGAGGAAGAGCGCAGCAGTACTTTACAGGTTGTTAGACGCAAGGGAATTGACACTTTACTGGCGATTACTGACGAAGAGAATCAGAGCTTGATTGGCTTACCTGCGCTGACAAAGAAAACAGCGCTATTGCTAGCAAAATTGCCAGTAGATAGAGTGAAAGAGATTTTTGATCTCGCTGAGATGGGCGAACATAGCGCAGTATTAAATATCAACAAAAAGTAA